YGTCAAATTGGAGAGGAAGGTAACACCTAAACCGCCATATTGACACTCGCAGAGGAGTCCGACTCTGTGAGGATTGTAAGGACAGACGCTTTAACGTCATCGCCAACGGTTCTGAATCTGGTGGTAGAGTAAGACATTTTTCTGTTCTTCTGCTGCTGGTTTGGAACCAAATACAACTAAAGGTAATTGCATCACATAATAGAGGAGAACCTGCCTACTGACAATTGTGTGCAAATCGTAAATGGAAACCGTCATATTCCAGAATGGACAACATTCTGAAGAGTCCAGCGACGGTGAAGAATATCCTTGGATGGACCTTCTCCCCGCTTCCGAAGGTGGGGTCACAAGTTGGAGACCTGAACAATACCCCAGGTGCAAGCGACCTCGCATCCCAGAACGGGTGCAAATCGCAGTCTTTTACTTCTTGGGACTGTGTTTCGCGCTTATATGTTGGTGGGGCAGTGGTATCTACCGTAGAACCACAAGGGGTAGCCACAACACGACTTTCACCGGTAGAAGATGGGGACATACCTACCCAGGAAGAGTTGACGGCAATGAGCGCCTCCGAGAGATACTTCTACAAGAAAGGGATGAGGAAGTACTATCGGGGGAAAGGGGTGTTGACCGAACACCAGTACCAAACATGGAAGCGAAAGAGAGCTCCAGCTCAGGGTGTCCAAACTCGGGCACAGGCGAGTGGATCTGATGCGGCCCCTGGTTCTGCAGTAGCAGAAGACGTCAACGAGGGGTTTTACTACAGTGATATGATACCCGTCAGATCTGCAGCGGTGAGTAGCATGACGGCGCCGAGAGAGACAGACCCCATGCCGTGGACACCAGTTTTCCAGGCGCTGGCAACTAGACTGAACGACCCCGCACAAACCGGAGTATTGGCTGCCGTTGTCAGGAGTCCAAACGTTCGAGACTGTACGACAATGTCATCTTTGGTCAAATCAGTTATGCTGAGGCCATCCACCCGTTATGAGCTGGCGGCTATGGTGCGAGTCCTGGCCATGCAACTGAGTGTTAGCGAGGAGACCTATGCTGTTGATCCCATACCTTTAAGGTTCATAAGGAATGCGGATCAGGTACGACCCGATTCTGTAGATATATTTAGTAAGCCGGGTGTGGTACCGCAGGAATGGAAGATAGTTGCAATGCCTCTGGACACATTTGTGGCACTCGCGAACAACACCTACTTTGCGAGCGCAGCACCAGGGTTTTCGTACACAGAACTAGACGTGAGTTGGACAGCGGTCCCGTTCCCGTCGGACATCATAGGACAGACTTTCGCTGTGCCATATATTATGTCATTTTTATCATCTGAGGCATGGTCAGGCACGGTGAATTACCATGTAAATACTACTCGACAAGGACCTGTACATAAATACGGCATGGCTGAGACCTACATGCCGGTTGTAAATAATGTGGACATTCCCGGGGTTAAAAAAATCGCTCTCGTGTTAATAGACGAAACATCTCTTAACCGCCAGGAAACACTCAGGATTGGGTACGGCCCGGCCAGCGTCAACGTGCCAATATGGTATGGAACGAATGAAGTGGCTCCTCCCAGTTGGTGGAACGTATGGTCCCAATTCTGGAGGACGGAGAACATCGATGGCATCCGCCGAGATACGACCCTAGCACACAACAAGATCTGTGCTAGGTTGGGGGTGGATGATGCTTGCGGTACGGCTGTGTCGCTGGCTGCTGAGATGTACGGTCAGTGGTATCAGGGCGTGGCTCCCCAGCATCACGAGCGCGACCCATACACAGATTACAGCCAGCCGGCACATGGCGCGTGGACGCTGGACGGATCGCCCCTAGACAAGACTAGCATGATGAAGTCAAGTCTTTTTAGTCTCGACGAGGCAGACAAGAGGTCGGCGAGAAGAAGGTGCGTTGCTTACAACTTCACAGGAATATCCCCACTGCACTTGGCCCCAACTAGCCTGGTCAGGATACGGTATATCAACGAAGGGGGGATACTGCGCATATCGTGGTCGACGCAGGGTCCGGAGTGTTCCAACCCGTCTTATAACATACAGACGATGTCATCCGTTATGCGGGTAGCAACTGCCATGGGACTGTTATACACACATACGGACAGCTACGTCTTTGGGTCACCCAGGGGCATGACCCATTGGATACATATGCTCGCGAATGCCCTGAGCTTCTCGATGTCTTCGTTTTTTGCCATCAACGATACATCGCCCAGAGACTGGATAGGCTTAGATAACAGATATGACGTGGGTTTCAGGGCATCAATTGTGTCACAGATGAAATCAGCGTTTTTCTCGGACTTGATAGTGCACCACGACGTGGAGAACCTGTTTGGGAATATACCAGAATGGGACATGGACATAGCTGAGGACTATTGGTTGTTGTCCCCATATGGGAACGTGCAGTGGATGACGTACAGCCCTGTGCCATTCCACTGCACATGGCAATGGATAGAAAAGTTGGACTTGTCTAGCATGGGCACAGCGCCTAGAAACCCAACGCATTTTAGATATTTGGGGGCTAATTACACCGCGTTGAAGATACAATCGGCTGCCCTGGAACACAAGCTGAATAGTGTCAGCACGATAGATCTGTACCGTAGGAATGTCACCATACTGGTGCGTGAAACAGACGACACATACAAGCCCTTGTTACACTGGGTAGATAATGTGTCTTACTATTCATCAAGATTGCTGCGCCAGAACAGTACTGTGAGACAGCCTGAGATGTATGAGAGTCTAACTGCGTGTTTGGCGGAGACTAACCTCGGTATTGATTACTCCGATGGCAATACGTGGTATGTCCTTGACTCACTGTACAACATGGGTGATCCTAAATGGGAAAGAACCCGCGTATCGCCGATACAATGGCCCGATCCGCCCCTATTGGATACATTATGGCAGGGGGCAAAAAACTATATTCTCAAACCAGCGGCGTCTGCGCTCGCTGGTTTTCTGACAGGGGGTCCTGCTGGTGCGGCCGTTGCAGGGGCGACGCACATTGCGCACCAGCTGGTAACAGACTTATCAACGGAAAAGACGGGTACCAAAGCCCGGGAAGCCGTAACCCGGGCGGAACACGCGGCGAAGAGCGTGCTGGGACTAAACCCAACACCGCTGGTCCCCAAGACCCAACCGACAGTGAAACAGAGTGTCAAGAAGGAGGGGGAAACGGGCGGGGAGGCGAGAACAGAGGGGATGAAGACCCATACTCCGGTGGTCCCGCCCCAGGAACCGATGAAGGCACTCGAGACAGCGGACGAGAGCCCGGTAAACGACTAGCCGGGCTGTATCATAAGACACAGGGCGATAAAGATCGAGTACGGGCATGCCCTGAGTCTTTGGTCGCCAGCAGACAGCAGGTGTACAGTAGCGTGTACCACGAATTTGAACACGTAATTAGGATACATGAACCGGAAAAATTACGACCTACACCTGGACGCGTATTCAAACTAACGCGATACACGGGGAGAGTACCTCCGGATTGGATTCTGCCAACCGTGACGTGCTCCTACCCACTTTGGCTATACAGTCGGGCAGTGGAGGCTACGGGCCAGTTCGCTAGTAGTAAGGATATACAACTGATTGGTCTCAAGATACAGAGTGAGTTGAATAAAATTCGTGACGTGAGACTGCACAGCGACGCTGCTCGACAGATGTTAAAAAATATATCAAATTATTGTTTTCCGCTGGTATTTAGTCGTGGGCCGGTATACATGTTATTTGTGCATCTGAACTGGTTGACCGCGAAGTGCCCATACACTGACGGGCAGATACTCGATGACATTGGTAATTGGGTATCTGATCGTAAAGAGAACAAGGAGGAGAAAAAATTGGATGAGACAGTGTGCAATCGAGTGCTGGACAGGGTGTTTCATCAGTGGTATACGGGGGAGTCGACTGGACATCTAGACTTCAAGAGCTATTGTAACGATTTCACGAGGTGGGGAACAAGCGGGGGATCACCCAAGGTCAAGCTGGACGATATCGACTATAGGTCCAAGTGGGCTTGGTCTCTGTACCATGCTACTGACGAAAAGACAGGTGACTTATTGCCGGAATTCGACCTGTATGAGCGAGCTAAAGAAGAGAGAACAACTTCAACAATAGCACTGAAGGAAGAACCAGCCAAGACTCGAGAAATAATAACGACATCCATGGCATCGTACCTGCGCCAGAGCTATCTGATGTACAGATGGGGGAAGCCGAAAATTCCCAGCCCGATTAGCGTTGGCACGTGGTTGGGAAGGTTCGAGCGTGCGTCACCAAAATGGTTCGGAAGTATAGACGGGGAGAGGTTCGACCACTGCATCCCGAAAGAATTTATCATGGGTATCGTGGCCAGGTTGGGGGAGCTAGATGAGCAGACTATGTTCGCAGCTAAAGAGGAGCTGGAACATATGAGGGGCCTACGGTTGCAGTGGGGTGAACATATGTGGGACTGGAGAGGTGGATTATTGAGTGGGTGGCGACTGACATCAGTGATTGGTAGCTTGGTCAGCTGTTGTGTGGCTGAATATATCTTGGAAAAAAGCGGGAAGTTGGGCGCGGTTCAGTACGGAGTCATGGGAGACGATCTGATCCTGTATAGTTACCACGAAGAGATCCCGAGTGATGAGATGGTTGCGTTGTATACGGGATTCGGGCTCAAGGCAAACCTCGCGAAGACATCATCTGGTCGGATAGGCGAGTTCCTCAAGAGAATAATTAGTAAAGGTGGTACGTGGGCGTATCCAGCCTTGGGTTTGCGTAGTATATGTTATGCCAATCCATGGTTGGACCATTATACGTACAATGAAGAAACGGAAGTAAGTACATGCTGGTTGACTCTTTTCAGTAGATTGTTGCCCCACTGTTGCGTCAGGAAAGAAAAACAACTGTCAAGCTTCATCCGGGCTGGTTGCGTTAGTAACCTGACGATGTTGTTCGGGAAAAACAAGTGGGATGATTGGCTGTGCACACCGATCTCCGCCGGTGGAGGTGGGTGTATGGAATGGAGTAAGTTAGAGTCTTGGTGTAACCTCGACAAGTTAGTTGACCAGGTGGCAGGAGGGACAAGGGTGTTCTTCAAGAGTTTGTTCGGTACTATACCTTACAGGAGAGTCATGAAGTATACACACACGATGAGGAAGTTGGACTTGCACACAATATTGTATTGGAAACAACAGTTAGGCGGGGCAGGAAAATCGCCCCCAGACACGTATTTTCGACACGAGGTGAACATCACCCAAACCATGTACGACTATATTTTCGGGCGTATATCACTATCAAACTTGAAGGGGAGTCTGAACTTTTCGTTGCCTCGAGGGATAAGGATCTCGAGCCCTCAGCGGATCGTCACATTTCTTCTTCAGGGAGTGAGGGAATATAGCGGTATTACGACAATCCAACACACACGTGATGCAATGCAGCCGTACGCAGACATAGGTGCGCATGTCGTGCGGGCGGTTTCAGCATCAAAGAGATTTACCAACATCAGATATATCGCCGCGGCTGTGACCTTGTACATGTCGGAGATACTGAAGGACGTGTATATTCCCTTCGGTACCTGGTGAGCATGTCCAGGAGAGACACCATATGGATCCTGGCTTAGGGAGGTAAGCACGGGAACCAGGATCCATGGCGCCCTTGTAAGTGACCCGTGTACGTATCTGTGGTACCTCCCCACCGTGTCGCTGTAAAGCTCGCGGGGGGGGGTTCACTATATGTCA